CTATTTCTATCTCTGTGTCTTCTATGTCCGGGTGCAGAATCCTGATTGCGCTGTAAGTCGAATCGCTGCCTTCTATGTCTGGCTGCTCTCCTGTCCTGACAAGCTCTAGGAAGCTCTCTGCCGCCTTCATAAGTGCTTCAGCCTCTATCGGGTCATACTCCACTGTAAACTCCCTGTATTCGCCTCCTGCGACTGCACAGACTACACCGGGACTATGCAAGCCTGTGACGATCATGTACCAAAGAACTTGAAGCCTGTAATGCTCCGGCAAGATAGGCATAGCGTTTCTAGAGAATTTGATCTCGAGAATGTATAACCTGCCGTCTTCGTCTTCAATAACGCCATCTGGGTTAGCGTGGAATGATGCGTTTTTCTGTGATTCGTAAGTGTAATCTCCGGTATGAACTATGAGATTTGGGTGCATGTCACCGAATAGCCGGACTATTGCAGGCTCGAAGTAGTTGCCTAGCTTCATAGCCATTGTGCCTTCTGTAGGCAATAGCAAGCCTGACTTCTGCGCCCATAAGTACACCGCGCTAGTCCAGGGGGATTTATTCATTATCGGAGCTATGTCGCTGCCGCCGATTGCGTGAGATCTCTGAGCATGCCACTTAAGAGATCCTGCCGGGTGTGTGCCGATTAGAGTGCCGCCTAGTTTGGCGATTGTCTTGTTTACTGTGATCATGTTTTGGAGCATAGCAAAGCAGCGCGACATAATTGCAGTTATTGTTTAGGCATGAACTCAGAACAAGCTCTCACTGCACTAGCAGAAGGCATAAAAAAGACCGGGGCAACGGCTTGCCAAACTTCTGATCCCGATGCTTGGTTTCCAGAAGGAGGCGTGTCTAATACAAGCCTTAGGTCAGCTATTGGCCTTTGTAAGATCTGCCCGGTTAGGTCGCTGTGTCTAGAGTTTGCTTTAGTGAATAATGAAAAACATGGAATCTGGGGAGGCGTGAACACTAGGCAACGCGCTAAATTGGGAAACGCTCGAGGCTAAAAAGTTAGACACCTGGAATGTGTGGCGGCTCTATTCCCTCTGTTACATCTTCGTATTCCTCAGGATTGTTTACCTCGGTGTTCTTGACTGCCATCACTGAAGCAAAGAATGCTAAGGCTGCTGCAACGCTGCTAAGTATCTGCTGCGATTGCTCTCCGGTAACTATCCCGGCAATTACTAGAAGCGGCACTAGTCCGGCTACTGCTGCGTAAATTGCTTTCCTGATCTGTGGGTTGAATCTCATTTTGCGTACCTTTCCAATAGGGCTAGTGGGTCATATGTTTGACCGTAGAAGATGTGCTTAGGTGTGTCACCGTAGGTAAGATGAAGGTGGCTACCGCGCGATGCGCTCCCGGTATTTCCAACTGCTGCGAACCACTTATTACCCTCCCAGATTTTATCGCCTACCTTGTGCTTGCTCTTTACCTTCAAGTGAGCAAAGCCCAGATACATAGGCATGTCTTTACCCTTATGCCAGAAGCGTAGGACTAAACACCAGCCCAAAACGTCGCTCCAGGTGTTGATTACTATCGTGCCTGTTTCCGGGGCTGTGATCCAAGCGCCCGTAGCAGCGCCAAAGTCTAAGCCTCGATGCGGACTAGTCCTGTTAGCTGTCGCTCCATAGAGTGCTGTGATGCTTGCCTTGGGAAGTGGGTATCTCAAATTAGCACCTGCGAAACAACGGTAACAGCGAAAGCGGTAAGAGCGGCAGAAGCGAAAGCAGTAATCCAGGCTGTTTGCCAGCGAGCCTTTTCTAGCTCTCTTATTCTGTCCTCGTGATCTTGCAGCATCTTAAAGCCGGCTTTTACGTCTGCCATGTCACCTACTAGCTTTAGTAGTAACTGCTGCTGAGTGTTGCTTCTAGGTATCTGCTCAGACATTAGCTATCTGACTAGCCCTGAGATCAAAGCGTTTACCTCTAGGTCTGTAAGTCCTAGCTCTAGTAACTTTGCTCTAGCGTTAGCAGGTGCATCTCTGCGAGCTAATTCGTCTGCTGTCATTTTGCGAACTGTCCAGCTCTGAGTCATTACGCCGTCTGTCTCCACCGGAAAACTTTCTAGGCATAATTTATCCTTGCCGGTTATTGGTCGAGTTGTTTCGTTCACCTTTTTCCACCCAACCGGAAGCGTGTTGCCCTCTACAAAGTTAGGAGAAATAAGGTGTATATCGCCGATGTGTCGAGGGTATTCGTTCTCTGAACTTATGTATAGCATTTGTGCCTTTCTAGAGTTCTACTATGTGAGAAGTGAGTGAGGCGCTTGCATCTGTGAGAGTGCTTGTCGCTGAGGTTAGCGTGCTAGTGGCTGCCGTTAGAGTGCTTGTGGCTGCCGTTAGAGTGCTTGTCGCTGCCGTAAGGGTTGAAGCGGCATAAACAAAGTTCACTCCGTCTAGCTCATAAGTGCCTGTTAGTGAACCGTCATTCTTAAGCTTTGCTAACAAGAAATCTCTGCCACCAGCGCCCGTTGAAGTAGTTTTGCCGAATGCGTAGATACTGTCTAAAGAATCAACTGCAATACTCAAACCATTATCTGCTCCAGTGCTACCCAAAACCCGCTGCCACTGAATTGTGCCACTTGAGTTGTATTTTGCTATTAGTAAGTCTGAGCTTCCTTCACCATCAGAAGATGAGCTGCCCGAAACATAAACATCACCTGACGAATCAACGGAAACACCATAGCCATCGTCTGCGCTAGTGCCCCCTAAAACCCGCTGCCACTGAAGCGTACCGCTTGAGTTGTATTTTGCAAGTAACAAATCTGAGCTGCCTGCCCCGGCTGAGTCTGTAAAACCAACTGCATAGAGATTATCTGAGGAGTCTAAAAACACGCTACTAAACCCTGGGTAAAAGGTTGCTCCTGTCAGTGTTCTCTGCCACTCAATTGTGCCGCCTGAGTTGTATTTTGCTAACAAGAAATTGTATTCCGTTCCAGTCTCGGCATTACCAGCGACATATAGATTGTCTGATGAGTCGATTGCTGCTCCAGAAAAGGTACTGCTATTAGTAGCATCTAGTGTCCTTTGCCACTGAATCGTACCGCTGGAATTGTATTTTGCAAGTAAAGCAATGTTCTTAGAACCCGGTCTAGTGTCACCAGCGACATAAATATTATCTGTAGAATCAATAGCTACCGCATAACCAACGTCATTCCCCGAGCCGCCAAGTGTTCGTTGCCACTGGAGTGTGCCGCTCGAATTGTATTTTGCAAGCAAAAAGTCAATATTAAATACGGCTTCTGAAGTAGTCCAACCCAACACCAAAGCGTTACCTGATGAGTCAATCGCTACTCCATACGCACGTTGAGGGCCTCCGCCGCCTAGTGTTCGCTGCCAAAGAATTTCTCCTGCGGCGTCTCGCTTTGCAATGAACAAATCTGAGCTACCTGCTCCGGCTGATTCCGTATAACCAAAGGAGTAACTGTTATCTGCTGAATCAGTTGCTACTGAATAGCCCTCATCATTACTAGCGCCGCCAAGAGTAGCAAGCCAATAGCTAAGTTGTCCGCCCGAAGCAGCCCAGAAACCAAAGGGTACTAAACTCATGCGAGATCGCCAACTAGGTAATAGCTGTTTGTCGCTTTCTTTGTAATGCTTGCGCCTGCGAACTGACCGCCTGTTAGTAAGGCAGCATCTTTAGAGTTAAGTGTTACCCCTGCGCCTGCTGCGAAAGTGATAACCCCTGCTGCGTTCTGAACAAAGTTTATTGTTTCACCTATGGCAAGCTCATCATCTACAGTTATCGTGATCGCTGCGGTTGCATAGATAAAGCTGTTCGCGTCTCCTGCGACTATTGCCCTAGAAGTTGCCTGCTCGCTAACCGTAGTGCCCGAGTCTGCTATGGCATTCTCCCAGGCTGCCCCGTTGTACTTGGTTAGGTTGCTAGTTCCTGTTAGGTAAGCAAACTGACCGTTTACGGGTGTAGCTATAGCGGCTTCCCTAGCGGTTGCATCTGTAAAAACAGCTATAGCCTGCTGCATTAGATTTAGGTTTAGCTCGCTCGCTTGCAGTGGGTTGCCGTTTGCAAATATTTTGTAGGTCATGCTATGCCTCTTTCCATAGGTCTAGTGTAGTGAGCCAAGTGTTCGAGTCAATGAAGTGACTCGCTTTTACGATGGTGTAGTAATCAAGAATCTCTAAAGTATCTTGAGAGAAGTCCACTCCGATTAGTTCGCCGGGGAGTAGAAAAGCCGCTTCTGTCAAGTTGCCCTGCCTGTCTAGGGTTAGTGTTTCTACATTCTGAACTAGGTCAGTAGGCGATTGGTTGAACACTGAGTTTGACCACCTCTCTAGCTCTTCTGTCGTTGTTGTATTAAGTGTTACGTCTTTCGCGTAAGTGCCGTAAAGCGAAATAGAATCCGAGTTTTCTCTGATTACAAAAGTGTCTGGATCTGACTTCAGTTCGACCCTTAGCGAGTTGAAAACTTCATCGCTGCTAGATAGTGTCCTAATGTTTGTCATGCATAAGTGATACAAAGTTTCGTGATTATTCCCAATTGTGTAAACTATTTGCCCAGAACCTAAGACGTCTATGCCGCCTAGCTCGGATTGCCCTAGCGTAAAGTAGCCGCCGCCTACTGGGAAGTCTGGCAAGATGCTTGGATCTGGTCTAGGGATAAAGACAAACTCCTGAGTACTGGAATCTATCCAAAACAGCCCTAGCCCGACTTGTATAGCTTCTTCGATTAGAAGTTGTGGAATAACCTCACTAAGTACCTCTGACGGTATGCGTCCTGCTGCAGGCTTGCTTAGCGCGCTTATGCTGCTGCCATAGTCGTTAGCTATAATCTCTAGCTGTTCTAGCGGTGAGACGTATCCCTCGGCGTTTGAACTGTCGAACTCTACTAGTCGAGTGTTTAGAAGCTGCTTCATGGTGTCGTAGGCGATTACTTGCAGTAGGTTCTTGCCGTCTATTGTGTAAGTGCCGCCGATGCTGTCAATAATCCCTGACCAGATTGTTACATCTACTAAATCTTTTTCTAATCTAACTCTGACCGGAACACCTGGGCGAAATGAAGAATTAGTTGAAGGGTCGTATTCGTAGGTTTGCAAAGTTAGGCGCGCTGCCGCTGGCTGCGGTTGGAAGTAAAGTTGATCTTGTATTGCTCCGCCGTTTTCTAGGTTAGCTAGGTTTACGCTGCAAGATAAGTTCTGCCAAGTAAATGCCTGCTCACCGCCGCCGCCAAGAATGTTAGCTCCACCTAGCAAGCTCTGATCTAGGATAAATAGGTTGCCGCTAGAAAGAATCCTGCCGCTGCCTAGTGTGCTAACTCCAACGATAAAAGCATTCTCTGAAGTGTCCGGTAAAAAGAACTCAACCTTGAGATCGCTAGTTATGTCAAAATTAGCTATCGAGGTCATCGGAGAAGGTTTCTGCTGCCCTGAGTTTTCAGTGTGTTGTTTATCTCGTTGATGATCTGTTGCCCGTCTACGTTAGCCCGGTTGATGTTTATGGTAATGGCGTTGCCGAACTGATCAAAGCGACCCCTGCCGCCCTGAGAGATGCGGCCCTGTCTAGCGCGCTCTCCGCCGCCTGCTTGCATGTCTGGGGCAAACTTGATTTGGTCTGCCGCTTGTGTTGCCTTATTGCGAGCGCCAAGAAGCTGAGCTATGCCTGCAAGCTTTTGCCCAGTGTTGCTTTTATAGCGAGCATCTGGACCACCTAGTAGTAGGTCTAGACCCTCGAAAGTTTCTTGAGCAAAAACGCTTAGGAATGTAAGCGCCTTGATTGCCTGGACTACTCCATCACCTAACCAGTTGAAAATCTGATCTGAGGTTACTTTGCCAGAAGCTATGCCAAAAGTCTGAGCAAATACGTCTATAGCATCGCCTATGTACTTCATTTGTAGTTGCGCTTCGCCTGCCGGGTCTATGATTGCTGCCCAAAAGTCTTGCACTGCCGGGATAACTGTTTCTAGAATAAAGCTTTGAAAGTCTTGCATTATAGGCATGAACTTTTCGCCTATTTCTGCGCGAGTGTTTTCTATCTCTGCCTTTAGTATTCTCTGCTGATTCGCTAGTCCGTCTGAAGTGTTTGCAAAGTCTCCGGTCACGCCTGTAGTTTCTTGCATTAGCAAGCTATAGCGCGCTGTGACCTTCTCTGCCTCGGTCATTTCGCGCGTGCCGTCTGTGATTCCCTTTTCTAGGGCGTGAGCTTCTACTGCTGCGGCGCTTAGGTCTATGCCGTACATTCTTAGCGGTTCTGATTGCCCTGCTAGTCCTGACTGAAATTTTGCTAGTGCATCTCCTACGTCAAGATTAAATACTGAGGCGAAGTCCGCTCCGCGCTGTGAGATCTCATCAACCACCTGGACAATGTTTCCGCCTTCTCCTGCAATAGTCCCGGCGAAACTAGAAAACTGTGTAGCAATTCCAAACAACTCTGTTTTAGAAAGTCCTAGCCCTCGAGCTGCATTCTCACCTAACTCTAGAATGCCTGCTGCTGCATCTCCGAAAGATACATCTACCGCGTTAGTGGCTTCTGAGAGATCGCTCGCTGCGTCTATAGCTTTCTTGATTTGTGTTACTGCAATTACACCTAATGCTATGCCAATGGCTGCTGTTGTCTTACCAATGTTTGCGCCTATTTTGCCAAACTTTTTGCCGAGATCGCTGAAGCTGTTACTAGCGCCTTTAGTAGCCTTTGCGAGATTTTTGTACTCTCCCAGTATCTCTACATTTAGCACTAAGCTCATTTGGCTCTCCTATGTACCTCAGTTGCAAAAGCTGAGTATTCTGTCCCTGTAAGCTTTCTATACTCACTAGGGCTAACACCTGTAGCTATAACGAACTCTGCCATTTTCTTAGCATGATCTTCAGCTACTTTTTTCCTTTTGGGTCTGTCGCTCCGAGCATTCCTAAAGCTTCCTTTTGGGTAACGCCTTCAGTATCCTCGAATTTGTAATTAGGGTTATCTTGCTTCATGGCAACGTAGTAAAGAACTCTTAGCGCCCTGCCTTTAGGTTGCCCGTCTGCAAAGATTTCGTCTATGCTGCGACCTACTAACAGCTCTATTTCTTCGACTTGCCCTAGTGTCATTTCATCGAAATTCATCATCTGTGCTTCCTTAGAGTTTCGTTTTAGCGGTTTCTGTTTTGATTAGCTTCTCTATTTGAGAAAAGT